TTTGCACAATTAAAGCTAATGATATTATCTTCTTTAGCGTGTGCGTCAAGAGTAAAAGCTGCATCCGCAGCATCTAATATACCCTTAGCAAATCGAGCTTCGCCGGAAGCATCAATCTGATAAGGAGATACCATAATAAATCCATAGTCTTGTGCATAAGTTTTCAACGCCTTACTTACTTCTATCTGTTCTGTCCAGTCATACTGACCCATACGCCCATTGGAAACCATAGAACGCTTTACTTGGTTGATATAGTCAACGATTACAACTCGCGGCTGTAGTCTTGCTACTTTCTTATCTAGCTCTGTACGAATGTTTGCTAGAGTCAGAGAAGGTGCGTATACAACATCAATCTGCTTCTCTCTCAAAGGTTTTGCTGTCAGCTCATCATGATAGGTATCAAAGTCACGATGTGAAAGATAGCGAGAAAGTGCTCTCTCGCCGTCTTCAAATCGTTGAGACCACCAACGAGCAACCTGTTCCCACTCACCTATAGATAGGTTGCGGTTACGTATTGCAGCCGCAGGAACGCCAGTAGATATACTACATATCCTCTGCATGGTTGCTCGTGATGACATTTCTATCGTAAAATACATTACGGAATGACCGGCTTCATAAGTACTAGAGGCAATATTAGCACAGGCAATAGACTTACCAGCACCACGCTTGCCACCAATAAGTACAAGATCGGACGGGCCAAAGGTTTGAATACGGTCGAAGTCGTGATTCAATCCTAAAGGAACATTCTTCTCCAACTCTTCAATTGGATCAAACAATTCCATTTTTCTCATATTTGTACTTGTATCTTTGAGGTCAACTTTTTCCTCTACCGATAATACAATATTCTGTAGACTCTCAATATTTTCCTGTGCGGATTCCATTGCAATCGAATCACTAAGATAGGTTTCTAACTGATTCATGATTTCAATTTGAGTGTATTCATTCTTGAGATACTCTAGTAGAGTAGCACCGTCTATGTCTACTTCGTCGACTTTTTCCAAGGCGAAGAAACGGTCACGAAGGGTCGCATCTCTTACGGAAAGTCGTAAGTCATCAAAAGTAGGAATGATACTATGAGTTTCTACATACTTATTTATGTAAGACCATATAGAGGCAAACTCAGTTGGAAAATAGTGCTTTTGGCAATTCGACCAAGTTTCTATATCGCTTTGCGCGATAATAGTCTTGAAAAGAACGCTTGCCAGGTTCACTATTGGTCATCTCCGTAATAAGTATTAAGCAATAAAAAGCCAGAGGGGGGCACAAAGCCCCACTCCAGCAGGGGGAACTAAGGGATTAGCCTGCAGCTTTTGCTGCTTTTGCTGCACCATCATAGTTAGAAGCAGTAAGGCCACGTCGAGTTAACATAGTCTTAACGCCTCGGGCAGTTTTGCCGATTTGCTCTGCGATTTCTTCTACAGACAAAGAAGCTACATCTACGCCTTCGAGAGGATCAGCTTTAGCCGCAGCTTTGCTTTCCTTCTGTGCTGGAATAGAAGCAATAGAGCCTTGACGTAACAAAGATAAAGCTTTACCACGAATTTGATTAACGGTTCGGCCAAGAGCCTCTGCGATATCTTCGAGGTATGCGCCTTTAGAGGCGTGCTTAACAAACTCTGCTTCTTCAGCATCGCTAAAGGTACGAACACTTTCTACTTTAGGAGTAGGTTTGACGTGCTCGGTCAATTGCATAGACAGCAACTTGCCTTGGATTTGCTTGGAAGAAAACTCGCCGCCTTCAAAGGCTTCAGCGATTTGGCCGTAAGTATACTGGCCAGAGTTATCAGTTACGAAACTATTCAGAGTAGTTTCTTGTGCATCAGAGAACGCACGAGTAGTTACAGAAGCAGAAGATTCTACTTCGTGACCCATTTTACGCAGCTTAGAAGCTACAGAACGGGGTGATGTTTCGAGCTGGTCAGCAGCTTCGACAACAGTTGCGTAAGTTACTGGGGATTCAGAACCTACGAAATCGGTAAGAGACGCTGTGCGCTCATCAGTCCACTTTGGAATTGCCATAAAATTAATTTCCTAATAATTGGTTAAGGTTAGTTGTGATAGAGACCCCACTATCTCTAGCTTTCTTGGTTTTTGAAGATTCTAGTCCACTCTCATTCACTAGGATTGTTACTTCTCTTGTTAAGGAGGATTTCACAATATATCCCTTGCTAATGAGAATTTTCTCTGCTTCTGCTTTAGTTTTAAAGGATGTAAGTTTGCCACTAATGCAGACAACACCCTTAGGCTCAATAACAGAAACAACTTCATTTGACTCAAATGAAAAAGGTAGCCACTTGTACTCACGGAGAAACATGGTATTGTACCAGGTCAGCAAGTTATTGCTTGCCTTAGGGCCAAGCCCCGCTTTAGTACAAGCCTCCTCGTTCAGGTCATAAATACTACCTACTACAGAACATAACTTTGATGATGCCGATTTGCCTATCAGTGGAATAGAGAAAGCGGGTAAGATCTCAGAAAGACTAACTTTCTTGGAATCTTGAATCTCCTCAAAGAGTTTTGTTGCAAGTTTTTCAGAATTAAGAGCCTCTACCATCTCACCCAAACTCAGTTCATAGATTTGAGGTATTGAAGTTATTCTGAGTTTCTGAATAGATGATGGCCCTAGCCCCTTAATTTTCAAAGCAGAGGAAAAGTGTTCAATTAACTTATAAGTCTTAGACTCACAAGAAGTATTATAGCAGAACAACTGATCGTTTTCCCACACCAAAGGTGAGGAACAACTAGGGCAGTGTGTTGGTGCTACAATTTCTCTCAAAAGACTTTCTCCTACATTTGAATAGATATTATACGGGGTTTGAGTTGAAAAGTCAAGAATTATTTTTTCGGAATAGCTAAAATAATCTCCTTCTTTATTTCGAAACACTCTGTATATCCTCCAAACTTTTGCTGGGGTATATACTTAAATTGTTTGTATTCTTCATGCAACGCTTGTTCTAGCGTCCACACATTAAAAAGTGAGTCGTGGTAAGTTCTCTGTATACGAATCTCGTACCCATTAAACCCACGACTCCTTCTCAAAACGTCTTTCCAGTTTCTTCCTGAAGCGATGCCTATCTTGAGACATTCTCGTTTCATAGTACGTTTATTAACTAATACTACGCAGTAGAGTACCCCTTCGCGGGTAGCTTCTTCAGGATTATTCTGAAAATAAGTGAGGTTATAAACTCCACTCATCTGATAATTTTAGGGAAAGGAATAACATTTCCTACAGGCTTATCTTCCACGGACTCCGAGGACTCCGATACATAGATAACACCGCCTTCAGATTCTTCTATTCGTTTCTCAAATCCTGGTTCAAGATATGCTTCTAAAGCAGCAATCCAACCTTCTAGAATTTTCTCACGAGTTTCTTTTTCGATAGAAAAGAAATAATCATATAAGCCTGTGGCTGACACATAATGACTTCCATTGTCTTTTAGACCCATCCATCCAAAGATATTCTCGTCTTCCATACTATCATCAAACATTTATTTCCCCTTCCACGCGCCTTACGACTCTTGGTATAATTTCGCCGGATCGAATTACTTCGACAGTACAACCTATCTCAAGGTTAAGCTCATTGATATACCGCATATTATGTAATGTGGCACGACCAACAGTAGCTTCTCCAATAAGCACAGGCTCTAGGATAGCAACAGGGGAAACCACACCGGATTTACCCACTTGCCAGATCACATCAAGTAGTCGAGTTACGACACCTGGAGGTCTTTCTTTCAAAGCAAAGGCACCACGAGGATGGTGGGCGGTGTAACCCATCTCTTCATATTTCTCGTTATTATCAACACGAAACACTAGACCATCCTGTGGGTATCCTGCCCAGTTAGATGCAAGAACAGTATCGAAATTGTCCGAAGAGAGATTCGACATGTCTTCCGTCCATAGCTTTTCCACACGAGGCTGAATATCGTAAGCCACAAAGCGAACTTCTCTAGTGAGAAACTCTTCTTCAGACTTGAGATTCAACGCACCAGAAGCATAGTTTCTGGCGTTAGGAATAGTCTCAGGGGCAACAACTTCTCCCGTAATCTGAACAACACCCTTGCGAGTAATGCTAGTAGGGACAAGATGTTTAACTTTATTCATAATATTTCTGCCCTTCTTACCATTACCCCGAGTAAGAGCCAGCACTAATTCACCATCGTAGTAGCCCAGCGAAACCGCTGCTCCATCTAACTTGGGTGTGATTACTGTTGCTCCAG